ACGGAGATTTTAATTTATGATAAAGACAACGATGCTTATAGATGGGAAGTTCCGGACAGATGGAATGTATATAACATCCAGGATACCATCTATAGAATTAAATCAGATTTTACAGACCAACTCGTCACCAAAGATCACCGTGTCCTTATTGAACAAAACGGAAAACTTGTATTTCAAAAAGTTCAAGAAATTGGACAAACGGCTAAAACCGTATATGTGGATGATGTGCATGGAGTGTGGAATAGTTTATCTACGCCGATGGCCGAAAAGAAAACGAATGAAGAACTTTTGTGGTTTCAAATGCAATGGAATGGAGAGGGCGAGGCACAGAAACAAAGTTCTGAAAGAAAAGGATTGGTGGAACAAACATTGGCAAACGGAGTGGGGAACGAAACAGAAGAAGAAGTTTTCGGAAATGTTCAAAGGGGAAAACAATCCGTGTTGGCGTGGGGGAGTAACGATTTACAAGAACAATGGGCACAAGACGAATATCGAAGAAAATGGAAGCGAAAATTTAGGTAGTTTTGGTAAATACAATGATATTTATTAAATATAAGGACTATTTTACACATCTATTAAGGGAAGCCTCTTTATCAGGATCGTCTCGTTCAGCTGGAATTCCAAATTGGGATTTATATATTGTAAATGATTTCGATAAAAAAAGAAAATATAATATCGAAAAAGATGGAAAGTTATATGATAAAAAATTCCAAGAAATTGGTGTTGTCAAAAAAGGTAATGTGATTCAGATATTATCATCAAAATTAACTAAACATAAAGTAAGTAAATTTGCAAATATATCCATAGGTGGAAAAAAAGGGTTTGTAAGTATTTCTATGATTCAAAAACCAAAGCAAACCAAAGAGGGTGATATATTTGGTAGTAATTCTAAAGAGTTTACACCTGATAAATTAAAACTTCAAGGTATAAAATATTCCACTTCTTCCGCCATGATTTCGAAAATTAAATCTGGTTTGAATTCACAATATTCTGATTCTAAATATAATGAGGTAAAAAAGTATCTATCTGAATGTTTAAGTAAAGCATCTGGCACCAATATTTCACTTTATGAAAGTTTTGCAAAATCTTATTCTCTTAGTGGTAAGTATAATCTGAGTAACTCTGATATATCAACTCTAAGTAAAAACTTTGGTGAGGTACTGGCCGCATTATACATTCTCGTGACTAATAAAAAAGCACAATCGGTTGAATTTCCAAATATATCAGAAACACTTTATGATTTCACTATGACTAATGATAAAGGAATCAAACATTTTTATAGTGTTAAATCTATGGGTGGTAGTTCTACTGCACTTGGAAACATTAATTATGTTTTAGATAAGTTTTCTAAAGATAATAAAATGTTCTCGGACAGTAAAAAAGAAATAGAAGTAATACGAGGTTTGATAAATGATAAACAAAGTGGACGAACCACTATTATTAATATTACAGATTTTTATAATAAAACTTTATCAACTAAAAATAAACAGATATTAAATTTGATAAAAAAAATATCAAAATATAAACCAAAAGATTTATCACAAACAGAACTTAGTAAGTGGTTTCCGAGTATGGTTGCAACTGCTAAAATAAATGATTTTATCAACACTATGAATGATATTTATATCAGAATACTTGATAAATCTAAGGTTAGTGAGAAAAAACTAAGACAGATGTACAATGGAAAAAGTATTCCAAATGGAAATGGTTATCTTCTCTACCCAATGGGTTCGTATATTGTAAAATATCTGAATAGTGATAAAAAATATCTTGATTTACTAAATACCATTCTAAACTATGGTTCTTATGTTCACCAATTTACAGTAAATCTTTCTAAAAATAACTTTCAGGTTAAGATATCACCTTTTAAAACAAGTAAATTTAGATATACTTACAACGCGGGTGGTGGGTATCCTGGTAATCGACCAATAGGGTTTAAGAAGGTTTCATAAATAAAATAAGAGGTTATTAGTGAGTTTAATATTAGGAAACTCTCTTGACAAAATTAAAGACAAAATAGAAAATAAATCAATAGATTTAATTCTTACAGATCCACCATATATTATTTCGAGAGATAGTGGGATGGATCAATTTCACAAGTTTGTGCAGAATAAAGAAGAGTTTGTGAAAACTGAAAAAGATTGGTTAGAATATAAATTAAAAAATCCATTAAATTATTCAGAGTTACAAGAAGATAATTTTTTAAGATATGGAACAATCTATGGTGATAAGTATGCAATTAAAACAAAGTTTGGTTCTTGGGATAATGAATTTACTTTAGATGTTTTAGATCAGTATATTAAACTGTTTTATGAAAAATTGGTAGATGGTGGAACTTGTATTATATTTTTCGATATATGGAAATTATCTTATTTGAAAGAGATAATGGAAAAGTATAAATTTAAACAGATAAGATTTTTAGAATGGATAAAAACGAATCCACAACCACGAAATAGTAAAATAAATTATCTTACTAATTGTAGAGAAATAGCTTTATTGGGTATAAAGAAATCTAATCCAACATTTAATAGTCAGTATGATAATGCTATATATAAATATCCTTTTCCAGGTGGTAAGGATAGAATTCATCCAACACAAAAGAGTTTACCATTATTTATAGATTTGGTAAAAAAACATTCAAATGAAAATGATGTAGTATTAGATCCATTTGCAGGAAGTGGAACAACTTGTGTGGCAGCCAAAGAAACAAATCGTCAGTATATTGGTATTGAAAGAGATGAAAAATATTATAAGTTGGCTAAGAAAAGAATAGAGAGGTTACATGAAAACACGCTCAGCTAAGGCCAAAGGTCGAAGATTACAAAATAAAATACGAGATTTACTTCTCGAAGAATTTATGGGAAGTGGCACTACACCAATTTCTTGTGTGACTTTAGATAGAAAATACTTGGGTATAGAGAAAGAAAAAGAATATTTTAAGATTGCTGAAGCGAGAGTAGAGAAGGCATTGAATCCAGCAAATTTAGTTAAACATGATTTCTTTTAGTATGTCAGATACATTAATACAATTCGGACACTCATTTCAGAAAAAAATAATGGTTTTATTATTATTCAATAGACGTTTTTTACAAACTATTAGTGATATTATTTTACCAGAATATTTTGATTCTGATGCTGATAAGTGGTTAGTTAGATCTATTAAGAAGTATTATGAAAAATATAAAGTAGAACCTACATTAGAAGCATTAAAAATACAAATAGATGAAATTTCTTCTGATGTGTTAAAAAAATTAGTTGTAGATAATTTAAGAGAAGTGTTTCAACATAGAGAAGCAACAGATTTAGATTTTGTAGAAGAAAAAGTTATAGAATTTTGCAAGAATCAGAACTTAAAAAGTGCAATTATGGAATCCGTAGATATGCTAGAGAGACATGATTATGATGGAATAAAAACTACAATTGATGCGGCAATGAAGGCTGGTACTACAAAAGATTTAGGGCATGATTATGTAGAAGGATTGGAAGAGAGATTAACAAAATCTGTTAGAGATATAACTCCTACTGGTTGGGAAATAATAGATGAAATTATGTCTGGTGGTTTAGGTAAAGGTGAATTGGGAGTTTTAGTTGCACCAGCGGGTATTGGTAAAACTTGGATGTTACAGAGAATATCATATCATGCACTATGTATGGGGAAAAATGTTTTACATTATACTTTAGAATTAAATCAATCTTATGTAGGATTACGATACGATACTATTTTTTCTGGAATACCAACAAGTGAAATAAAATATCAAAAGGATGCAGTTAGAAAGGCGTTGGAAAAGGCTAAAGGAAATTTATTAATTAAATATTTTCCAACTAGGTCTGCATCAGTTCAAACTTTAAATGCCCATATGAAACAAGTAGAATTAAGTGGGTTAAAACCAGATATTGTAGTTGTTGATTATGCAGATATTATGAAAGATATTAGTGGTGGTAAAGAGTTAAGACACCAATTAGGAAACATTTATGAAGATTTAAGGGGTCTTGCAGGTGAAATGGAAGTTCCTATATGGACTGCATCACAAGCAAATCGTTCAGCACTTGAAGAAGAAGTTATTGGAGCAGAAAAGGTTGCAGAATCTTATAGTAAGGTTATGACTGCGGATTTCGTTGTAAGTCTTAGTAGAAAGATTGAAGATAAAGCTAGTAATACTGCTAGATGTCACGTTATAAAAAATAGATTTGGTATAGATGGTATAACATATCCATGTACTATGAATACACATACTGGGTTGATAAATGTTCATAGACCATCTTCTAAAATGGGAGTAGAGTCTTCTAAAAAAATGAGAAGTGCAGAAGATTTTGTACGACAAACTGCTAGAAATGCTTATAGAGTATTAGGTCCAAATGCTAAAAAAAGTAGTGAAGAAAAAACTTCTGAAAAAAGTTTAGATGGTTTTGAATAAAGTTGTAAAATTCATAGTTATATTTTAATATATATTGTATTTATTATTGGCGATAGGTAAAAAATTTTTAAATATTGGGGAAGAAATTTTTCCCTACTTTTATATGGGGAAATATTTTGGGAAGAAAAAGAATATACCAAACCAAAAAACAGCAGTTAGCTGCTAGACGAGCAAGACAAAAAAGATATTATTGGAAACATAGGGAGTCTATTCTAGAAAAAAAGAAGAAGGTTTATTGGTTAAAGAAATATAAAGGATATGAGGAGTTGTAGTGGAAAAATTTAAGTTATCGGAAAAGTTTATAAGTAAGTACAAACGAAAAAGACCCCCTTTTGGTTTTAATGGTTTGGGTGAATTAGTGTATATGAGAACCTATTCTCGAATTAAAGAAAACGGAAAAAATGAACGTTGGTGGGAAACTGTACGACGGGTTGTAGAGGGAACTTATTCTATGCAAATGAGTTGGATAAATCAACATCAATTAGGATGGAACGCGTGGCAAGCTCAAAAGTCAGCTCAAGAAATGTATGATAGAATTTTTAATATGAAATTCCTACCACCTGGCCGAGGTCTTTGGGCTATGGGAACACCAATTACAGAAGAAAAGAATTTATATGCTGCACTAAACAATTGTGCATTTGTATCTACGAAAACACTAAAGGAAGATTACGCAAAACCATTTTGTTTCTTAATGGACGCCTCTATGTTAGGTGTAGGAGTTGGTTTTGATGTAAAGGGTGCTGGGGAAATTGTTATTAAAGGTGTAAATAAAAATAGACAAGAAGAAACATTTGTCATTCCAGATACTAGAGAAGGTTGGGTAGAATCACTTAGACTATTATTAGAGAGTTATTTTCATGGTTCACAACCAGTAGAATTTGATTATTCAAAAGTTAGACCTGCTGGAGAACCAATTAAGGGTTTTGGTGGAATATCAAGTGGACATAAACCATTAAAAGAAATTCATGTGGCAATTAAAGGAGTATTAGAAAAAAATTCAGGAGAGCCTATATCAGTTACTACAATTGTTGATATTATGAACCTTATAGGAAAATGTGTTGTTGCAGGTAATGTAAGACGAACAGCAGAAATTGTGTTTGGATACCCACATGATGAAGAATATTTAGATTTAAAAAATTACAAAGTAAATCCACATAGAGACCAATATGGTTGGACTTCAAACAATTCAATATTTGCAGAACTTGGTATGGATTATAGTGAAGTATGTAAAAGAATTGCAGATAATGGTGAGCCAGGTTTAGCGTGGTTAGACAATATGAGACACTACTCAAGAATGAAAAATGGTGGTGATGATAAAGACCATAGAGCATCAGGTGGAAATCCATGTTTAGAACAAACATTAGAATCATATGAGTTATGTTGTTTAGTAGAAACATTTCCATCTAACCATGAGTCATTAGAAGATTATAAAAGAACACTTAAATATGCTTACTTGTACGCAAAAACAGTTACATTAGGTAAAACCCACTGGTCGGATACGAATAGGGTTATGTTACGTAACCGAAGAATCGGTTGTTCAGTTAGTGGCGTTGCGCAATTTATCACAAAACACGGAATGGAAGAGTTAAGGAAATGGTTAGAAGGTGGGTATGATACAATACAAGATTGGGATTGTATTTATTCTGATTGGTTTGCAATACCAAAATCAATCAAAACTACTTCAGTCAAACCAAGTGGCACAGTTTCCCTTTTGGCTGGCGCTACACCTGGTTTACATTATCCTGAAAGTCGTTTCTATATAAGAAGAATTAGATTATCAAATCAATCTGATTTAATAGAACCTTTAGTAAAAGCTGGGTATACATTAGAACCAGCATTTGGTTCCGAGGATACTACGATGGTTGTAGAAATTCCTGTTGATGTCGGTGAGGGGATCAGAACAGCTAATGAATTGTCAATTTGGGAACAATTTAGTTTAGCTGCATTTATGCAACGCCACTGGGCTGATAACCAAGTAAGTTGTACAGCAACTTTCAATCCAGAAACAGAATCAGATGAACTACCACACGTTTTAAATTATTTTCAGTATTATTTAAAAGGTATTTCATTATTACCAAGAGCAAATGGTGGGGCTTACAAACAAATGCCTTATGAATCAATTACAGAGAAAGAATACAATAAACAAGTTAAAAAACTTGGATATTTAAGTTTTGTGGGCGTTGAGGGCGAAGAAGCAGAAATAGACAAATTCTGTAATTCTGATAGCTGCACCGTAGAATATATTCCAACCACAAATTAAGAAAAAATTAAATTGCAAGTATTACGAAATTAATGAATATAGTGCTTGACTTGTATAGAGTTTTATTCGTATATTTAGACATAATAAATTGGAGAAATACATAGTTGTACCAGAACATATATTTTGATGGAAGAACAATTCATCTCTGGGATGATAAATTAGGTTATAAGAAATTTTCTAATAAGAGATATGCTTTTTTACCAGATAAAAATGGAAAATATATCGCATTAGATGGAAATAGAGTTAAAAAGGTTTTTAGATATGATAAAAAGAACTCTGACTTATATGAAAGTGATGTGCCCGCAGTTACTAGGGCATTAGTTGATAATTATACTCAAAGTGATGAACCTTCTACTGGTCATAAAGTTATGGTGTTTGATATTGAGATTGAGGTTACAGAAGGATTTCCATCACCAGCAACGGCAGAAAATAAAATAACTTCTATTGCATTATGGGATAGTCTTACAGACGAATATTATTGTTATGTTTTAGATCCAGAGAATAAACTTGAGATAGAATCTGAAGACCGAGTATTAAAAAATGGTAATAATACTATATTTGGTTATAAATCAGAAGTTGAGTTGTTAAATGCATTTTTTGGTAAGTATTATGAGATAAGACCAACAATACTTACTGGGTGGAATATAGATAATTTTGATATTCCATATTTGTATAATAGAGCAACACAATTATTAGGTTCTGAAATATCTAATTTGTTATCACCAATCGGAGTTGTTAAATATTCAGAATACAGACAAAAATTTGAGATAGCAGGAGTATCTTCTTTAGATTATTTTGGTATATATAAGAAATTTACACCCAATGAAGTTAGTAGTTATAGATTAGATGATGTGGGTAAAAATGAAGTTGGTATTAAAAAAGTATCATATGAAGGTACACTTAACGATTTATATGAAAATGATAGAAAAACGTTCGTAAAGTATAATTTAAATGACGTACATATAGTTGTAGAGTTAGATAAGAAGTTAGATTATATTGAAATATCACGTGGTATTTGTCATATTGGTCATGTTCCTTATGAAGATATTTATGCAAGTTCTCGTTATTTAGAGGGGGCTATTTTAACTTATTGTAAAAAGAGAAATATTGTAGTACCTAACAAGAATCCGTATGGTAGACAACTGATGGGTCAAGATGATAAGTTTGCAGGAGCGTATGTACAGGATCCAATTAGAGGTAGACATGAATGGGTATATGATTTGGATGTAACTTCTATGTATCCAAGTGTTATTCGTAGTTTGAATATATCACCTGAAACTAAAGTTGGTAAAGTTTTGGGGTGGGATGCTGAAGAATTTATAAAGAAAGATAATGTAAAAACTTATACATTAATGAGTGGTAAAAAGGAAATTTGTAAATATAGTGAAAAAGAATTAAAAAATTATTTGAATGAAACTAATGTTTCTATAGGCTCTAATGGGGTGTTATATAGAATGGATAAAGAAGGATTGATTCCTGCTATTTTATCTCAATGGTTTAACACTAGGGTAGAATATAGAAAATTAGCAAAACAATTTCATGATGAAGGAAATGAACAACAATTTCAGTATTATGATAGACGACAATATCTACAGAAGATTTTGTTAAACTCATTATATGGAGTATTGGGATTACCTGTTTTTAGGTTTTATGATGTTGATAATGCAGAAGCTACAACCTTAACAGGACAAGAACTTATTAAATTTAGTAAAAAACTTGTTAATCTATATTATAATAAAGAGTTAGGTACAACGGATGAAAATTATGTTATATACATAGATACTGATAGTATTTTCGCATCAGCCACACCGTTGGTTAAAGCAAGACATAAAGGAATTGATACCAGTGCTGAAGCAACGATGACTCAACATATTATTAATATTGCGGATGAGATACAAGGATTTTTAAACCAGAGTTATGATTTATTTGCTAAAAAGTTTTGTAATTTAGATAAACATTATTATGAAATTAAACAAGAAGTTATTGCTAAAACTGCATTGTTTGTTACAAAAAAACGATATGGGATGAAAATTATAAATGATTCTGGGCGTAAAGTAAACAAAATACAGGTTAAAGGGTTGGATACTGTTCGTAGTAGTTTTGCTGTAGCTATGAAGAATTTATTATCAAAAATTTTAGATGATATTTTAGTAGCAGTGCCTAAAGAAAAAATTGATGAGAGAATTTTTAAGTTTAAAAAAGCTATGAAGGCTATGGATTATGATGAAATTTCTTCACCAACTGGCGTAAAACGAATAGATAAATTTAAGTGTAGTTTGGATAGAGAGACTGGATTACCAGTAAATGTTCCAGGAGGAAAAATTATTTCTACTTATTATGAAAAAGCCACACCAGTTCATGTTAAGGCTTCTATGGCATATAATGATATGTTAGAATATTATAATATAAAAAGATATCCTAAAATATCTAACGGAGAAAAGATTAAATGGGTGTATTTAAAACAAAATCCATTAAATTTGTCAGTTTTAGCATATAAAGGGTATGATGACCCACATGAGATTTTAAAATATATAAAAACTTATATAGATGTGGACAAAATGTATAAGCAAGCTTTAAGTAAAAAAATTGATATGTTTTATCAAGCTATGAGTTGGGATAATCCAGTTGATAAAAGATATACTTTAGAGAAGTTTTTTTAAATTTTGAGAATGGTAAATGATATATATATGTATATATACCATTTTAAATTAATAAATAATAAATAGGAGATGTGAAATAATGAATAAAGTACTTTTAGAAAGATTCATTAATAAGTATTCGCTTGGAGATAGTGTACAATCAGTAATACTTACAATAAAAGATAATGTTTTAACTACAGAATTCATCACTCCCGAAAAATCACTTTTAGGAAAATTAGCATTAAATGATTTTCAATTTGAAGATATTGAATTGGGAATTTATAATACTGCACAATTTTTACGTATGTTAAATGTGTTGGGAGAAGATGTTAAGTTAAATGTATTGAGGTCTGAAGATACTGCTATATCTGTCAAGTTAGAGGATGTAAATGCTAGTATAAATTATATGTTGAGTGATAAAACGGTCATTCCTCAGGTACCAGAAATGAAAAATGTACCAGAATTTCAACTTACACTAGAGATTGATAGTAATTTTGTATCTAGATTTATAGCAAGTAAAAATGCTTTAACAGATAAAGAAACATTTACAATAGTTACAGATAAAGATAGAGAATCGTGTGATTGTATACTAGGATATTCAAGTATAAATTCAGATAGAATTACAATACCAGTTAATGTAGATCAATTTAATGATATGGATTTATTATCATTTAATGCAGATCTTTTTGGGAAAATTCTACAAGCTAATAAAGAATGTAGTAAAGGTAAATTAGAAATTTCTGCTCAAGGACTTGCCAGAGTTACATTTAAGGTAGATAATTATCACGCAGTTTATAATTTGGTCGCGACACAAAGTGCGGACTAATTATATATACAATACAGATTGTATAGTAGGTCTTAAAAAACATATATTAGATAATTCTGTAGATCTTTGTGTGACTTCCCCACCATATAATGTTGGGATAGAGTATGATAATTGGGATGATTGTTTAAGATTAGATGATTATATGCAATTTTCTAAAGATTGGTTGACAGAAGTTTATAGAGTTCTTAAACCAGATGGGAGAATTGCAGTTAATATTCCATATGAAGTTAATATGAAAAAACTTGGGGGGCATCATAGAGTTTTTATAGCATCTGAATATTATCAAATGATGAAAGAGATAGGATTTGGGTTTAGTGGAATTGCAGATTTGGTTGAAAAAGCACCTCAAAAAGTAAAATTTTCTGCATGGGGTAGTTGGTTATCGGCGTCTGCTCCTTATATGCACAATCCAAAAGAATGTGTATTGATAGGTTATAAAGATCAATGGAAAAAGTTAGAAAAAGGTGAATCTTATTGGACAGACTCGGAAGAAGATAAAAAAGGATTTATGGAAGTTGTATCTGGATTGTGGAACTATTTTGCAGAAACTAGAGGAATGACAGAAGCAAATTTTAGTCTTGATATACCAGTTAAGGCTATTAAATTTATGACATACAAAGATGATATAGTATTGGATCCATTTATGGGAAGTGGTACTACAGCAGTTGCATCAGTAAATCTAGATAGAAATTACATTGGATTTGAAATTTCAAATAATTATTGTAACATAGCAAGGTCTAGAATTTTAAAAGAAAAAATAAAAATAGAAACAGCAGAAAAGGGATTTGATTTTTGGGAATAGAACATCACGGCATTTGGAATGAAAAATATAGACCTACTTCATTGGATACTTATATTGGGAATGAACATTTAAAATCTAAAGTTAGTATTTTTATAGAAACTAATGATCCTCCACACTTATTATTTTATGGTAGAGCAGGTACTGGTAAGACTACACTTTCAAAGATTATTACAAAGTCTATAGATTGTGAATGTTTGTATATAAATGCATCTGATGAGAATAGTGTAGATACTGTTAGAGATAAAGTTAAAGGTTTTGCGTCTACATTAGGATTTCAGTCGTTAAAAGTTATTATTTTAGATGAGTGTGATTACATCACACCTAACGCTCAAGCTGCATTAAGAAACCTAATGGAAACATTTAGTAGACATTGTAGGTTTATTCTAACTTGTAATTATGTAGAGAGAATTATAGACCCAATACAATCTAGGTGTCAATCATTTCAGATAGTACCACCATCCAAAAAAGAAGTGGCAGTACATTTATCTGAAATATTAACTAATGAGAATGTAAAATTTGAAGTGGATGATATAGCTACAATTATTAATGGAGCATATCCAGATATAAGAAAGGTTATAAATACATCACAAAGACAGGTTGTAGATGGTATTTTACGGATGGATGCTAGAGAGGTTATTTTAAATGATTATAAGTTACAAATATTAGAAGTTTTAAAATCAAGTAAATCTAAAAAAGAAACATTTAGTGAAATAAGACAAATATTAGCGGACGCAAAAGTTTCAGATTTTGCAGACTTTTTTAGATTACTATATGATGAAGTAGATAGTTATGGTAGTGGACATATTGCGGAAGTTATATTATTAATAGCTAAATATGAACAATCAGATAGTCAAGTAGTTGATAAAGAAATAAATGCGATGGCAATGTTAATTGAAATATTACAGGAGATACGATGAAAAAAGAAAAGTATTGGGGAGAAATTCCAAATAAAGATCGAGTAAAACCAAGTAAAAAACGTGGTGGTGACGGGGATTATAAACATATTGCTGTAAATGAAAATAAAATTTATTTTTATGCTGGAGTGAATAGGGATAGTGCAGTAGAACTTAATAAGAAAGTAGGAGAGTTACAATCTAAAAGTTTTAGTTTAGCTAATAACTTAGATATTGAACCGCCAGGTATGCATTTATATATAAATTCCGGAGGAGGATCAATTACATCTGGTATTTCATCTATGGACACAATATTGAGATGTAAAGTTCCAATTCATACTTATGTGGATGGATTTTGTGCAAGTGCAGCTACTTTCATATCTGTAGTTGGAACTAAAAGATATATGAGTAAAAATTCATATATGTTAATTCATCAATTATCTTCTCAATTGTGGGGAAAGTATTCTGAGATAGAAGATGAGAAAAAGAATTTAGATTTGATGATGACAACAATCAAAAACATATATAGAGATTACACTAAAGTACCAACAAAAAAATTAGATGAAATATTGAAACATGATTTAATGTGGGATGCTAATACTTGTTTAAAGTATGGTATGATAGATGAGATAGTTTAATGAATAATGGTTATGCTATCTTGGAAAACAAAATACCAACGAATATTGTTAAGTATCTTCAATCCTACACTTTAGAAGTAAAGGAAAGAATACTACCATTATTAGGTCAAGTGAAACCTAATGGTTCAGGTATTTATTGGAAGGGATTAGATATGGCATCTCAATCACCAGTATCTTCTGATATTGAAAATGATAAGTTGTATAGTGTATTTGCATCACGATTTATGTATGATGTAATTACAGAGTTTATACCAGAACCATATTTCTTCAATGACCAAATAGTTGTTAAACAACCACACGAAAGTTTTTTATTTGAAGAACATCGTGATAATCAGTATGGGCCATATCCAAATGATAAAACATTAGTAACAATAAATTGTATGTTGGTACTTGATGATCATACAGATGAGAATGGTGGAATAAAGGTTGATGGTAAAGGACTCTATCCTAAAACAGGTGATATAGTTTTAATAGAAGGTAACACTTTACATAGTTCAAATAATAACAATACAGATAATCCACGAAGAGTTTACCTTTGTGTTTATTCAGATAGACCAATAGGTAAAGGATTTCAACAAGGATTTTATCATGAGCAATTTATTATTAGGTAGTTTTGATTTACATATAATAGATACTTGTAATTTACATTGCAGTGGATGTATTGTTTTAGATTATTTACAAGATGGTCGTGTAACCAATACAAGGTACGAGTTAAGTGATGTAAAGATAGTAATGGAAAATCTAAAAAGATTAGATTTACGATTAGATGAATTAAAGATATTGGGTGGTGAACCTACACTTCATAAAAATTTGGATGAGATAATTGATTATTTAAAAAATACAAATTTAATTAATAAATTAACACTTATAACTAATGGATTAAATTTTACACCAGTTGTTGTGAGATCATTAATGAAATTGGATAGATTGGTAATTTCAGTATATCCATTTGAAGAAGATTTGTCAAATATAGTAAAGAATTCATATTTATATGATTATTTAAAGTCTAATGTAAAAATAGAATTTTGGTGGCAAAACACTTTTGATATATATGGACAGAAACAATCTAATTTAGAATATTCTAATGAGTTGAATTGGGAAAGGTGTTATCAAAAAGACGATTGTAGAGTTATAACAAAAGAATATTTGTTTAGATGTACAACAACTTATAGTGGAAAACGGGATATGTGTAAGTGGGATGATAGACAAAAAGTTATAGATTTTATTGAAAGTAATATACCACTTAGTCATTGCAATGATTGTCCATTTCCACCGTTACAAATGAAATGGAATTCAAATAACTTACCAATGGATAGAAAAAACTTTTATAGAGGAGTAGATTTAATTAATGAATACTCTAAGATTTAACCCTTTGGATGAATGGAAATCCAATATGAGTAATCATTTATTTTTAGGGCTATCAGAAATGATAATTTGGTTAGACGATTTTTTTAAAGGAAGAAGTGACTTAAAGATGATTGAAATTGGTAGTTATATGGGAGAGTCAACTTGTTTATTTGCTTCTTCTGGTATGTTTAAAGAGATACATTGTATTGATCCATTTCAAGGACAAGAGGAGGCCAATGATTTATTAGGAAATAATTGGGGGGAAGTTAAACAAGAGTTTAATATGAATACAAGGTTTTTTGATAACATTACATTACATCAAGATTTTAGTTATAATGTAGTTGATAAATTCAAAGATAAATCATTTGATTTTGTTTATATTGATGGTAGTCATTATTATGAAGATGTATTAAAAGATATAGAATTATATTTACCAAAATTAAAGGCACTACGACTAATCGGTGGTCATGATTATAATAAGGAATTTCAAGACGTATGTGATGTTGTAAACGAGTTAGTTGGTGAACCTGATAAGTGTTTCGTAGATTCAAGTTGGATTAAAAATGTCGGATTTTAAAAAATATGTAATTCATGTTTCATCAAATAAACTTAGTTATGAATCTGCATTAAATACAATTAATTCAGCTAAAAATGTTGGAAAAATAGATGTTGAATTGTGGGATGGTTATCATAAAAATGAGGGAAAGGAGTTACTTGAAAAATATAATTTTAAACTTTTAGATTATGATGCACATTGGACAAAATGGCAACTTTTAGATCCTGCGTTATCTTGTTTTTTTAGTCATTATTCACTATGGGAACATTGTATTGAGTTGAATAAGAGAATTATGATTTTAGAACATGATACTATTTTTAAGAAAAAATATATAGATTATGAGTTTGAAGGTGTAGTAAATATTGGTGAACCATTATGGGACGAAACCCCAAAAAAACCAAAAAAAATTGATTTTAATGAGAATTGGGGAGAAATAATTAAAAAAAGAAAAATGAAGAAAAAGGGATTCTCTATTAGAGAATGTGAATGTACAGATAAGGTTTTCGAATATCAGGGATGTCATTGTCAAGAGTATTTTTTACACGGAGCACATTCTTATGTCATAACACCCAATGTAGCAAAAAAATTGATAGAAAAATCGAAAGTAAAAGGTATACTTCCTGCAGATATTCATATTAATAGAGAGAATATAGAAATAGCAGACTATTTACCCTACTGTGCATACCAAAACCAAACCTTTTCATTAATACAAAATGAACGATATCTTTTATACAAAGGTGGGAGATTACCGAGAGGTAAGGAGGCTTGGGATGAACTTTGATTTAAATATTTATATTCCGATAATTAAAAAACAATCTGATATTTTTCACGAATCGATTTCATCAGATATGAAAGAATATATGGAGTTGTCTAATCATTTTATATTAGTTAAGACTTCTTTAATACCAAAGGATGGCGAATTGTATTTTTTAGAAATAGATACAGCCGCAACCGTAACTTCCAAAACTCAACTTGATTTGAGTATTCTACAAGATTTTTTAGTAAATAACAATTATAGTAAACTTGTGTTTTGGAATGTAGGTCGTGATGGAAGTTTATATAATTTAATGGAAAAGGAGATAAAAATAAAAACGGTGAACGAAGATGTCGGAGATTTTGTTTATATGGATTTTTCTGATGATCCATCAATTTTCAATTTTCAACAAACATTTAATCGTGAGTTTGCATTTATTGAACATTTATCTACAAATAAAAGATGGGTAAGACAATATTTGGGAGATAAACTTAATTTTCCAAAACAAATATTAAGATTAGAGGATGTAACTGAAAAGGGTAATGGTGTACCAGATTTTGTTATGAAAGATACCGAACTTGATTCGGGAAAGGGTATTTATCTTTTTGACAAGGAAGATTATCAAGATGCTTTTGTGGACGAGTATTGTGAAGATTATATAGTATCAGATTATTATTTGAATACTTATCATTTATGTGGAAAAAATATATCTATTGATATAACTGATTATGAGAATTTACAACCAATTGATATACCAGAGTATCAATATTCAAGTATTAAATCTGAGATAGAAAATAGATTGGGTTTATCATTAAAATCAAGGTATAAAGGTTATTTTAAGGATTCAAAGGAATATGAATATGTTTCATAAATCTTATTATATAAATTTAGATTATCGTCAAGATAGACGAAAAAAAATGGAAAATCAATTAAGTAAAATTCCGTTATTATCTAAAACAGAGAGATTTCCTGCAATAGATGGTAAAAAAATAAATTATAAAAAGGAAAAGTTATTAGGCGAACTTTATGAGACTAAAAGATCAGGATTTAAATTGGGTAAATCATTGACACCTGGGTCAGTTGGTTTACATAAAACCTTTCTTGAAATATATAAAAAAAATATAAATAAAGATTATGGTAATATACTTATAATTGAAGATGATTGTGTTTGTATAGGTGATTTTGAAGAAAAATTTAATGAATGTATAAAACACATTCCAAAGGATTGGGATATGGTTCATTTTGGTTATATAAAATCTGATTTAGTCATTAAAGAGAAAATTAATAATTTTTTTTCAACATATGACTATAAACCAGGTAATCAATGCTTTATGGTCAACAAAAAGGCTTGTAAAGTATTTTTAAAACATCTAAAATATCCTAAAATGGCAGTCGATTCTGATATGACACATCGAGTAGTCAGAAAGGGATTATTAAATGCTTATATTACAAATCAACGATTGGCATATCAAATAGATAATGGTGATTCTAATACAACTCCACCATCCGATAAGAATTTTTATTATGATAAGGAGAAAATAAAATGAATGTATTAGTTATAGGAGATAGTTGTAAGGATGTTTTTACCTATGGAGACATAGAAAGAATAAGTCCTGAAGCGCCTATCCCAGTTTTTAAACCAACACATACAGAAAAAAATGATGGTATGGCAAAAAATGTTGCAAATAATGTTGAATCATTAGATATGCACATTCATACCGTAACAAATAAAAATAGTATTATTAAAAAAAGATATGTAGAAAATCGTTCAGGTCAAATGGTATTAAGAGTTGATGAACATGATTATTGTGAAAGAATTGAAGAAACTTTATTAAAAGGAATTATAAAGAATAAATTTGAAAGAGCTCCATTCGGATTTGGTTCAACGACTGAAAACTATTATGATGCAATTATCATATCAGATTATTGTAAAGGATTTTTAGAAGAAAGTGACATTGAATATATTTGTAAAAATAATAAGAATGTATTTATTGATACTAAAAAGAAACTTGGTGAGTGGGTTAAAGACGCAGATTATATTAAGATAAATGAGTTAGAATACCAGAAAAACCATGAGATGTTATCAGAAAAAGGATTTGAAGAAAAACTTATTGTTACATTAGGTAGTAAAGGTTGTAGATGGAATGGAAAAGACTTTACAGTAGAAGAAGTTCCTGTCAAGGATGTAAGTGGAGCAGGAGATACATTCATTGCAGGATTAGTTCGGGGTTATTTAGATACAAATAATATAGAAAGTGCAATAGAATTTGCACAAAAGTGTACCACCCATGTAGTACAAAAACACGGAGTAGCAACAGTTAATTTAGAGGAGTTATAAAATGAGTACAAAACCAATGAAACCATTAGCTAGCCCACAAAAACAAGTAGATTTGTCAAAAGCAGATACTTTGAAGTGTGATGAATGTGGTAATTATCTTTTTATTAATTCATATGTAATAAAGAAGGTTTCTGCAATAATATCACCGACTGGTCAGGAAGTAATAGCACCAGTTCAAGTATATAGTTGTGGAAATTGTGGAGTGGTTCCAAAATTATTTACCGAGGGTACGGGGTTAGATATTTGAAAATATTAGCTTGTTTATCTGGAGGAGTTGAAAGTAATAAGGAATATAATGTACAAACAAATTGGTAATGGGTTATTTGTTTTAAGTGATAGGTATGTTGATTTATATTATCAAATACAAGAAAAAACTAAATCTTTTATAAAAGATGTTTTTGATGGTACAGAATTATTAACACCATCCATATTATCACCAGAAAATACAACTCGAAGTAATTATACTAATTCATTTTCTAATCAGGCTCAAATGGTACATAGACATTTAGATGGTTCTGATATAGGAATGAATTCACCAACCGTGTGCTATCATATGTATTCTTATTATGCTGATGATTTTGTAGATGGTAATAAGACTCATATTTTAACTGGTAAATGTAGTAGATTTGAAGAAGGTGAATTGAATGATTTAACAAGATTAATAAATTTTACAGGACAAGAAATTGTTCATATAGGTAGTCATGATTATGTTGAAAATTGTTTTGCTAAATCAGTAGAATATGTAAGACTGATTTTTGAATATCTGAAGTTAGATTATAAATTTGAAAACGCCACAGATCCATTTTTTGGTACTAATGTTGAGGCTAAAAGAAGAGCTCAAAGAATGAATGGTACGAAGATAGAATTTAAATTATATTTTCCAAATGAGAAAAAGTATTTACCAGTTGGTTCTTTTAATTTTGTTGGTAAATTGTATCATAATAGATTTAATATAAAAAATACTCAAACAAAAGACGTTTCCTCTGGATGTTGGGGTTGGGGATTAGAAAGACTTATGTATGCTCTGATAAGTCAAAAAGGTGAAGATGTTAATTTTAATTATCCTGTTTATTTTAATAAAAATAAAAAACATGGATATAAAAATGTTGTAGAGAATGAGGTTGGTT